GATATATAAATGTTCTAATGTGATTTGCCCTCCTGTAGTTACGAATGATTGAACTTCGAAATGAGTAGCAGAATCAGTATTTAAAGTGTCTAAATAAAAGCCACATTCTCCGTTTTCATAAGTAGAAACTAAAGCCGTTGCGATTACTTTGTTTTGATAGTAAACATAAACCTCTGTTGCACTTTCTCTGATTACTTCAATATCTACTACGCACGCTTCTTTGTTATACGGAAACTTAATCAAACTGTTAGCGTAAGTTGGTGTAGACGCACTAAAAGGTGTGTATTTAATGTTATCCCATAAAAAATAAATACCGTAACCATCAGAAGCAGGAGCAACTAAATTGTTAAACGTCATCTTAATTTCTATTTTATCTCCAATAGCCATTGTAGGAACTGATACAGTAGAGCCTAAATCGAAAGTTTCCATTGTTCCCGTAGCACTTGTTACCGTGTCGTTAACTGTATCATTATAAAGTACTGTTCCTCCTAATTGTTGGGTTGTTACTTTCATTGTTGAAGCACTTTGAACTATCGGCAATTCTTCTGTTCCATCGAGTGAAGTTACCGCTGTTAAATCGCTTATTTTTGTGTCTGGCATTTTATCTTATTTAAGTAAATTTGTAATTTTTTAACGTCCTCCGCTTTCGGTTTGTATATCTTCTTAGCCATTATAGTTCTAAGTTTTTGTATTTATAGTAATCCTTGTTGTTGTCGTCTAAATACCAACCATTAAAAGCAGCGTTTTTGTCTGGCTTCATATCCTCGCTAGTATTGTTATTATACTCTGGGAATAATTCAGCGTTGGCGCAAATGTAATCTAAAAACCTACGTGTGTAATGCTCTGCGATTTGTCGCTCTTTCTCTACTAAGAAATCAACTTCGTTTTTATCTACTGTGCTAGAGTTTTCAGAGCCGTGTTTATACACGCCTTTGTTGGCTACTGTATAAGCTGCGAAAGGTAAGTATTCAGTCATTCCGTAATGGATTAACATTGGTTTAATATGGTTGTTTACTAACGCTAAATAGTCACCTGTTAAAGTGTTGTTTATAATATCGTTGCTTATCTTTTCGAATAGATTAGAACCTAGATAATTCTGTATGTGTATATCTTGGGCAATCTTTAAGAACTGGATAAATTTATCGTCGTCAATATTACCGTTTGCCGCTGTAAACTTCTTAGCGTCCTCTGTTGTTATAAATAATGGATACATATTATTGTGCGTCTATTGGTAGGTTAGTATTATTAGGACTGAATCCTTTATGCTTCATGTCGTTAGGCTTCATAGATACCTCTTTAGGGTTTGTAGGTCTGTAACCAAATTTACGAGCCTTGTTCGTACTTATAGTGTTAGCTTCTGGATTTAAAACGTTCTGCTTTTTACTTGCGCTTACAAAAGTTTTACGTACCCACTTATGATGGCATCTAGGCCCTCCTTTGAATTTAAAAATATCGTAAAAGTCAGAACCACCCTCACCGAAGCCAGCGTTAACAATTTGTGAACTCATACGTTCAATATCTTCTTTACGGTACAGCTTGCCTGCTTTCATCATTGATTGACAAAATCCTCTTTCTGGGTTTGGGTTGCCTGTGTATTGGTATCTTACCTTAAAATAAAATCCGTCAATCTCTGCATCTTGTGAACTCTTTCTATTTGGGTTTGCTTTTCCTGTAGAAACTAACTCCGTTAATCTTGCTTTAATCTTAGATAGTGTTGTTGGTTCTTCCTTTAACTCGTTTTCCCATTCTTGAACCTGTAAGTCTAAATCGCTTTCATTATCATAATCAACTTCTCTTTCGTCAATCAATACCCAGTCTTCGCTTTCTGACTCTCCGAACTCTGAAATAATAGAATCAAAGTCTTTACTCATCTTTAAATTAGCTTCCTCTTTAGCTTGTTGTTTTTCTTCTATTGAGTCCATTAAGTTGAGTCTCATAAAGTATAAGTCTAAGCTTGCTTGATTAAACGCTAAGAACGCTTCTAAAGCTTCTAAGATAACTTCTTGGAACGGAACTACTGATTGATTGTAAAAAACCTTTGTAGCCATTTCTATCTCGTCTGCATTTGAACTGAACCCTTGTGACTCTGTAGTAATCCCAACAAGCATTGGACTAATTACCGTGTGTGCGTTTAGTAACTTAGATTGACACTCTTCTGATAAATACTGATAATGTTCTGGTGCATCATTTAAAGCTATATCTTCTATTGTTGCGGCTGCTTCTTTATTGTCGTTAAATGCAATAATTACTTTATCACCTTTTGCACCTGTCAGTTTGTTTCTTACAGTTTTAGATACTATCGCTCTGGTTTCATCGTCTTTAACCCCGTTATTGAAGTTTATAAGTTTAGTTCCACTGAACCCGTTTTGAACATCGTTAATTTGGTAATCTGCTATTTCTTCCTCTAAAACTGCGTAAGGTAAACCACCGATATAATCAACATCTGCAAAGTACTTCATATCAATACTATCAAACTGACAAGCGTAAATTTCTACCTTATCTTTTGACGTTCCGAAAGCTGAATATCTAACAGGCTCGTTGTTTCTTGTATCGCTCCAATCGTTAGAATAGTAATAACCTGTAATATCTCCTTTGTCGTCGCACTTTTCAGGACGAATCAACCTAGTAGCAATGTAATCTGCTTTTAGTATCTTAGTATGTTGTTTATTGTAGTGCACCTGAAAGTATCCAGTACCTAGCATCTTAAAGTTTAACCCTACATTCCTTAGTGCTTTATTGTCTACCATGCTTTTTAACATAGCGTATTCACTCGGTTTTCTTGAAGCGTCTAAAGCGTGGATTCCACGACCTACAATTAAGCGTGCAATGTTGTTTATGATTGCGTTATTTGTAGTACTGTTTTTGTACCTGCCGATAATCCAGTCATAGTGGTCGTTATTCTTGCCGTATTCTACCCACTCGTTACGTGACGTTTCAACCGCTTCTGGTTGTTCGTAGGTTGCTAAATTTAATATGTGTACATTTTCACTCATTATACTATAATATAATCGTTATTAGAAGAGTGTTGTTTATACTCGTCTTTGTTTATTGTGTATTCGTCAACTTCTTGGTTAGTGCAAAAAATCATGTCTTTATAGATTACATCTTCATCGTTGTAAACTACTAGGCCGTATTGCTGTCCTTCTGTTAATTGATAGATAGCGTTTAAGACTAAGTAATAACTTTCTACTGTTGGTGTTACTAAATACTCTGTTGTACCCTCTTGACCGATAATAACAGCCTTAGTTGCTGCGTATTCTCTTGGTATGAATTTTATATCTTGTGCTGTGGCTAGTTCTTTAAGTACTATCATATTTAATAAACTAAATTTTGGTATTCTTGTTTTAATTCGTATATTAGCAGAAAATTAATAATTATGGATTTAGTAAACAGTAAGCAATACTATGAAAATCGTATTGAAGAATTAGAGAAAAGAAAAAAGAAGTATGAAGATGATTAAATTTAAACGTGTAAAGAACGGTACTTACATGAGGACTGCAAAAAAGCAAAGAGAATATTAGGCGTATAAACTAAAAAACCCTAGTACCGATTAAAGCACTAGGGTTAGATATGTTCCTCTTTTCTATTTGTTATAACTGCTCTTTGAATTTCTTTACTGCGTTTTGAGTAAATTTCATAGTTTCGTCAATACTTTTAATCGCTGGAACTTCTTTAGGTGATATTCCTAAACTTTTAACCTGTTTAGTAATTTCTGCTTTTGCTTTTGTCGCTTCTTTCATAATCTTTTCAGAATTTGAAATCAAAGAAAACAAATCGCTTTTCGCTTTGTCGATTTTATTAACAATAGAAGGTGCTTTATCTATTGAGGTTTTTAATCTTTCGTTTAGGTCTACAAGTTCTTTTGCTGTCGCTAAATCAACCTGTTCTGATTTTAATTCTACCTTTCTTTTGTTTAGCGTGTCTATAATCGCTCCCATGTTTTTAATGTGTTAAATAAAGCCTTGCCAATATGACAAGGCTCTACAAAGTTAATATAATTACGCTACTACCGTAAATCCAACTGCTAATAATCCAGCTTCGTTTGCTGTGTCAATAAAGTTAGCAGGAATCTTTTCCATTCCTTTTAGAGTCAATGTGTAACCGTTCAAATCAGCCATAACCGTACCTGAACTGATAACCATTGTTTCTAACTCTACACCATGTTCTAAACCTAGTAATCTAAAGTTACCGTTGTAATCTTCTACAATCACTCTAGGTCTACCATGAGATAAAAGTTTCATTTCTTTATGTGTAGTAATGTCTACTTTTTTAAGAACTACTGTTAAAGCTTGTTCTGTGAAAGTTGTACCGTTATCTCTTGAACTTGTTACCGTTTCGTCTAATACGTTAGCACCTTTAAGCTCGTATTTGAAAGCGTTAATAGTTCCTGCTCCTACTACTGTAGCAATAACATCTGTATTCGTTACATCGTATGTGTAACTGTCAATTTCGTCGTAATTGGTAAAGTAGATGTTTTTAAGTCCTCCTACCGAGTCTTTACATATTTCCGCTCTACCTGCTGTTAAATCGCACGCCATTTTTATTATGTTTTAATGTTTATATAAAAAAAGGGAAGGCTCTTTACCTCCCCTCTTCAATTAGTTAATTGTTTCTTAAACTGTTGTAGTTAAGTACCAAATGATTTCTTCTGAATTTACATACTGAACACCAGCAGTGTAAACCATTTTAAATCTTACTTGTCCAGATAAGTCTGACTCGTCCATGTCTTTGATACGGATATCATTATGGTCTGCCATCAATCCAGTACCGAAATAAAGGTTCTTACGTTGGTAAACTACGAAAGTGTTATCTGCCAATCCGTTGATTACTTCTAACTTATAAGTACCGTATCTTAACTCCATATCTGCACCTCCTAAACCGTTAGAGATACCAGAAGAGATAAGAGCTTGTTGGTAAGCTAATGCGATGTCTGGTGATACACCAACGATTAAATCTGACTTACGTCTTAGAGCTTCTGGGATAGCGTTAAGTACTTTTTCAATTTCAGATACTACGTTAGCTTTAGTAACTGCTGCTCCTAGTGGTGTAATACCGTTGTTAGCTTTGATTACTGAACCATCCGCTGTAAACACTTTAACGAATCCATCAAAAGAACCTGTAGTAGTAGCGTCACCGTTCCAAATGTCGTTGTCTGTTGCTTCTGCTGTATCTCCTAAGATTTCAGCTAATAACGCAGCTTCTACGTCTTTAGGCATATTGTCGTTGTGTGCAGAGAACCCCATTGTTGCCGCTCCCCAAATCTGACGCAAATCTTCTTTACAAATTTCCTGCTCGTTTTTGATTTTCTTAGGTGTAAGTAATTTCTCTGAAAGAACTACCGCACCTGTTGGTGTAAATCCACACGAGTAATCAACTCTACCATCTG